TACCTGTTCGCCGCGCTCGCGCCACCCGACCCGTGGCAACCCATCCTCCACCTGCCAGGCGTCCGCACCGTGCTCGAAACCTCCTACGGCAAACCCGCCCTCATGCCAGAAGGCGCTGTGGAAGCGCTGGAGGCCGGTCAGGCCGCCCGGCAGCTACCGCAGCCCGACGCCCGCTGGCGCCCTGGAGCCGCCTGTGTGGCCCGCCACGGGGCACTCTCAGGCTTCCCCGCCGTCGTGGTGGCCGTGGACGGTGCCGAGGCCCGCATCAGCGTCATGATCTTCGGCGCCCTCCGCGATGTACTCGTCCCAACCCACTGCCTCGCCTCGCGGGATGAGACGTGACCGCCGGCCATCCGCCTCATACGTCGCCAGCAGCGCCCGCAGCGCCGCCTTCCGCACCTCTGCCCGCGGCGGCGCCGTGATCACCGCCTCCAACGCATCCAGCGCCTCCCGTTGCCGCTCCCGCTTCCGCGCACGGCTCAGCGATTGCCGCTCCGCAGGGGACAGCGGCCGGTCACTCAGCAGCGGCGGCATCGTCACCCCCCTCGAGCTTCGTCACCCGACGCTCCAGCCGCGCATGCCGCGAGTGCATCGCACGAACCTCGATCGTCAGCGCACCGACCGCGCCCTCCACCCGCATGCAGATCGCCGTCAGGATCGTCAGTTGGTCGCGGAACTCGCCCATCTCGTCCAGCACCTGCACCAGCTTGCGGCCCAGGAACTCCAGCGTCACCGGCTGCTGCTCGCTCATCGCCATGCCCTCCCGCGCGGCCCTCAGGCCGCCTCACAGAGGAAGCGGCCCTTGCCGTGGTTCCTGCCGCCGCAGCTGCACTCGCACTGCATCGTCCGGCCCGTCGCGTTCATGCACCGCGCGTCGCACTCGTGATTGCTCGGCATGCTCTTGCGGACCACAACCCGCGTCGCCCGCACCCAACCCGTCGCCTCCGTCCAGATCCGCGGCATCTTGTTGGTGCCCTGATCGTAGTCGGCCCGGTCCACCGTCATCGCCGTTGCGCCGTCGGCCAGGTCAGCGAGGAAGATCATCTTTGCCATCTCAGTCACTCCGGTGTTGCTCTGTGTGTGACAGGAATATAGGTCACGACGTGTCACGATGCAAGAGGAAAATGTGATGCGGGCGGAAAGTTTTGTGAGGTCTGAGGTTTGAGCGACCCCTCACGGCAGGAAACCACCAGGAAACCGGGAACCTGGCCGAAAGGCGTCTCAGGCAACCCCGGCGGCCGGCCTCGCGGCATCGAGGCCATGGCCCGCGAGCACACGCCCGCCGCCATCGCGGCACTCGTCGCAGCCCTCGCAGAACCCAGAGAGCGTGTTGCCGCAGCCACCGCACTGCTCGATCGCGGTTGGGGCAAGCCAACCCAAGCCATCACCGGCCCCAACGGCGATCCTATCGAGATGATTATCACCGGCGTCCGTCGTGCCCTCGAGCAGGACGACGTGCCCGTCATCGACCACGAGGCCGCCGACTAGCCGCGATGGCTCTGCATCTCACATCGTTGCAAACGAAACAACCGCCGCAGCCGCAGCCAACACCGCGCCGGCGCATCGACCTCGGCTATATCGCGCGCCCGCAATTCGAGCTGTTCCACGCACGTCGCGAACGATGGGCGTGCCTCGTCTGTCACCGCCGCGCCGGCAAGACCGTCGCTACGCTGATGGACCTGATTGACGCAGCACTGCGCTGCAAAAAAACCGATGGGCGCTTCGCCTACATCGCGCCAACCTACGCGCAGGCCAAGGATATCGGCTGGAGCTACCTTAAGAATTACACCGCACCGATCGACAGCGTGGAGCAGCGCGAAAGCGACCTCATGGTCATACTGCCGCGCAACGGCGCGCGCGTTCGTCTCTACGGTGCGGAAAATTACGAGCGACTGCGCGGCACCTACGCCGACGGCATGGTGATCGACGAATACGCCGACATGAGCCCGCGCGCCTGGCCCGAAGTGCTGCGCCCGTCGCTCGCCGATCGCGAAGGCTGGGCAACCTTCGTCGGCACGCCCAAAGGGCGCAATGACTTCTGGCGGCTGCACGAGCACGCGATGAAAGACCCGTCTTGGTATTCGCTGGTGCTGCGCGCATCGCAGACGGGGTTGATCCCCGACCATGAACTGGCCGACATGCGCGCGATGCTGACCGCGGAAGCCTACGCGCAGGAAATGGAATGCAGCTTCGATGCCGCCATCCTCGGCGCCTATTTCGGCCGCGAGCTGGCCGAGGCCGAGGCGGCAGGACGCATCACGCGCGTGCCGTATGACCCGATGCTCGATGTGCATACCGCGTGGGACTTGGGCATCGGCGATTCGACCGCCATCTGGTTCTTTCAGGTGTTGCGCGACGAGGTGCGCGTCATCGACCATTACGAAGCGTCGGGCTACGGGCTGCCGCATTACACCGCGGTGCTCGATGCGCGCGGCTACCGCTACGGCACCGATTACGTGCCGCACGACGCGATGGCGCGGCAACTCGGCACCGGGCGCTCGATCTGGGAAACGCTGCATTCGCTCACCGGGCGGTTTCCTCGAGTGATCCCGCAGCAGTCGGTCATGGACGGCATCAACGCGGCGCGCGTGACGATGGCGCGCTGCTGGTTCGATGCCGAGCGATGCTATGACGGGCTTGAGGCGCTGCGCGCGTATCGCGCGAACTACGACGAGCGCAACAAGGTCTTTCAGGACCGCCCGGCACACAATTGGGCCTCACACAGCGCCGATGCGTTTCGGTATCTGTCGCTGGCCTGGCGCGAGATGGCGCCGGAGAAGCCCAAGCCGCCGCCGTCGGATAGTTGGGACCGGGCCTTTGCGCGATCCACCGAGAGCGGCGCTCCGGGCTGGAGGGTGGCATGAGCGACATCCTGCCATCCCCGTCGCCGCTCACCGCGCGCCTGCGCAACGTGGCGCGGAACGACGGCACAACCGTGGAGCAATTGGCGACCCTGCCGGACTACGAGTTGATGCGCATTCCCAATCTCGGGCCGAAGGCGATCGAGTTCCTGCGCCAGTTCTATCCGCAGCAAGCGCCGTTCTCAGTCAGGCGGTTCGGGTGGGATGTTGGCATCGTGTGGTTCGATCTCGGCAAGCGGTGTGCGGCGGTGATTTCAGAGAATGATGCCCGCCAGCTTATGCGCGACCTCAAGGCGGTGCTGGACGATTTAGAGACGAGGCAATCCCTGGGATGACCGACGAACCCCCCATGTCCGGTGCCGAGTTCCAGCGCGCGGTCGGTGCGGAACTCGACTCGTGGACCGACCAGATGATGGCGTCCGCCGCACGCGAGGGCCACAAGCTCGAGCGCGAATGGCTGCGCGCGTGGTTGGACGATGTGATGCAGGCGGCGCGCAAGCAGGTGCCGATGATCGCAAGGGAGGACTGACATGGCGCGCACACCACGTGAGGCAGCGCATCCGTCAAAGCGCATCCCCGGCAGTGCCCCGCCGTCGCGGCCGATCCGCAGCCCCGGGCAGAACGTCGAGCCGGCGTACCGCACGACGCCCGGTGCGAGCGCGAACAAGTCGGTGAACCGCGAGCCGGCGTTCCGAACGCGGCCAGGCCCGGGCAGCGACGTGTGAACCCGCTCACACTCATCGTCGTCGTGCTGGTGGTGCTGCTGCTCGTGGGCGGCGGCTGGGGGTATCGCGGCGGCTACTATGGCGCCTATCCGGCGTACAGCTACGGCATAGGTGGTCTCGGCCTCGTGGTGCTGATCCTGCTGCTGCTGTTCTTGTTCGGGCGCATCTGACACGCGATGAGCGAAAGCACCGCGCTCACCACCATCCCCGGACGCCGCAACGATTGGCCCGTGGCCGTCGCCGAGTATAACGGCGAAGGCTCGGACTTTCCGCGCGACCTCGACGAGCAGCATACACGCCTGATCCGCTGGTTCGAGGAGGCCGAGCGCGCCAGTATGGACGCCCGCGAGGCGTCGGAGCGATACCGCGCATATGTGAACTCGGAGCAGTGGACCGCCGACGAATTGAGCGTGCTCAACGCGCGCCACCAGCCGCCCATAACTTTCAACTACTGCCGCCGGAAGGTGGACCTGCTGTGCGGCCTCGAGCGCAAGGCGCGAACCGACCCCAAGGCCTTTAGTCGCACGCCGACTGAGGACGAGCGCGCTGATGCCGCGACGCAGGCGCTGCGCTACATCGCCGACGACAACGATTTCCAGCCGCTGCGCTCGCAGGTGTTCAACGAGATGCTCGTGGAGGGCTTCGGTGGCCTCGAGGTCTCGCTTGAGGATGACGGCAAGGGCGGTGCGGAGATCCGCCTCGCGCAGGTGCCGTGGGACCGCATCTGGTATGACCCGCACAGCCGCCAGGACGACTTTCTCGATGCGCGCTACAAGGGCATCGTCATCTGGATGGACCGGGATCAGCTTTACGAGCTGTATCCCGACGCAGGCGATGTCGTTGACACCAGTTTCTCGACCTACGATGCGACGCAGTATGACGACCGGCCCGAGTATCTCACATGGACGGACAGCCAGCGCACGCGGTGCCGCGTGGTGCAGTGCCACTGGTCCGAGCGCGGCACGTGGTGGAGTGCGACATTCACGCGCTCCGGCTATCTGACGCAGCCGCAGCGGTCGAAGTTCAAGGACCGGCACGGCAAGAGCGCATGCCCATTGATCCTGCAGAGTGCGTATTGCGACCTCGATAACACGCGCTACGGCATGATCCGTGACCTGATCTCGCCGCAGGATATGATTAACAAGGCGTTCTCCAAGGCGATCCACCAGATGAGCGTGCATCAGGTGATCGCCGAGCAGGGCGCGGTCAAGGACGTGGACGCGGCACGGCGCGAGACGGCGCGGCCGGACGGCTACGTTGAAGTCACGCCGGGCATGAAATTCGAGATAACCGACGGCGCCAACATGGCGCAGGGCCAGTTCATGCTCTTGCAGCACGCGGTGCAGGAGATGCAGCTCAGCGGGCCGAACGCGGCGATGAGCGGCACCGATCCGCGTGAGTTGAGCGGCCGCGCGATCCTCGCCCAGCAAGCCGGCGGGGCGACGCAGAACGAACCGCTGGCCGACTCGCTCAGGATGTGGGCCAGAAGGGTCTACGAGATGTGCTGGCAGGCGGCGAGGGAGTTCTGGACCGCCGGCAAGTGGGTGCGTGTGACCGACGACCTCAACAACACGCGCTGGGTCGGCATCAACCGGCCGATTACGGTGCAGGACAAACTCGCCGAGATGCCGATGCAGCAGCGCGCCATGGCGATGCAGCAGATGCAGATCCAACCCGGCGATCCGCGGCTGCAGCAGGTGGTCGGGATCGAGAACGACATCACCGACCTCGACGTGGATATTACGATCCAGGAAGGCCCGGACATTCCGGCGATGCAGGCCGAGACGTTCCAGACGCTGGTGCAACTCGCGTCCATCCAGCCGGGGTTGATACCGGGCGACGTGCTGATTGCGGCGTCGAGCCTGCGCGACAAGGACGCCATCCTCGAGCGCATGAAAGAGCACCAGCAGCAGCAGGCGCAGATGGGCCAACAGGTTGCGCAGGTGAAAACCCAGCAGGCGCAGGCCGGCATTGCCAAGGACCAGGGCCAGGCCGCGGCAAATATGGCACTGGCACAGGAGCGCAAGGTCAATGCCGCGCGCGGTGTGCATGACATCCACGCCGACTTCAGCGCCGATCCCTACGGGCAGCCGAACGTGGCGCCTGACAACCCATCCGGGGCGCCCGATCCTGGCGTGCAGATGTCGCCCGATGTCGCGCTGGCTCATCACATCGCCGACCTTGCGCAGAAGCACGCCGCTATTCAGAAGACGCAGGCGGATACCGCGCTCGCCGCGGCGAAGGTTGGCCAGGTGCCGGTGCAGAACGACGCGACGGCCGCCGGTACGTTCCATACGCTGCACCAGGCGGCCAACACGATGGTGACAACGAACAGGCTCGCGCGCACGCCCATTCCACAGCCGGGGCAGACGGCGGGGCCGTAGTGTCGGGGACAAACCAGCTATTCCAGCCGTTGCGGATCGAGCAGCCGGACCCGCAGCAGGTGTCGCTGGCCGATGCGTGGACGGCCAACACGAGGATGCTTGGCGACTATCTGGCACAGCAGCAGGCAGAGGCGCAGCGGCGCGGCCTGTGGACCGGCGGCCAGGTGTGGGAAGGCGGACACCCGACGGCAGCGGGCGCGACAGACGCGGCGGGGCAGTATGCGCAGGGCGTGCTGATGGGCACCACGGCGCCGGGATCGCCCGGCTTCACGGCCTACCACGGCAGCCCGCACGACTTCAGCGCGTTCGACACGTCGAAGATCGGCACCGGCGAGGGCGCGCAGGCTTACGGGCACGGGTTGTATTTTGCCGAGAATGAGGGGGTTGCGCGAGGGTATCGCGATGCGCTGACACAGGACCGTGGCGTTGACAGATACTGGACAGATAACACCGGCAAGCGCGTTGACCTCGATGCTTATAGCGGTGGCATTGGCCCACAGGCTGATGCGGTCGGCATGCTAAGGCAAAGCGGCTCCGTCGATGAGGCGATCCAACTAGCGAAGCAATACGGCCCGAACGCTTTCATCGGCGGTCAGAAGCAGATGGACAGCGTGCTAAGTGGATTACAGAAGTTCAAGGATGCGGGCCTCACGCAGACAGTGGATCGCGGCCACATGTATGAGGTGAACATCGCCGCCGACCCGGCGCACTTCCTCGACTGGGACAAGCCGATGCACGAGCAGTCGCCGTATGTGCAGGAGCGGCTGAGCAAGATCCTGGGATACGATGTCAGCCAAGCCCCAACCAGCCCATTCACTGGCAAGCCGCTAACAGGCCCATTCAATCCTGGGGCGGCTTGGCAGAACGTAGTCAATGAGCACGGCCTAATCAGAGAGGGCGCCGCTGTGCGGGCCTCTCAGACGTTGCAGGACGCCGGCATTCCCGGCATTCGCTATCTGGACGCCGGCTCGCGCGGTGCGGGCACTGGCACCAGCAACCACGTCGTGTTCGACGCCAGCACCATCGACATCCTGCGCAAATACGGCATCGCCGGCCTGCTCGCGGGCGGTGGTGCGGCAGCCACAGCCGGGCAATCCCAGCCGCAGCAATGACCGCCGCCGAGCGTCGCGCCGAGATCGAGCGGCTGCGCGCGCTGGTGCGGCACTACCAGGCGCTAGCCGCAGCGCCGCAGCCTGAACAACGAGGTGACACATGCCGCCGCAGATCGATCCCGCACACCTCGATCCCGAGACCTCGCCCGACGGTGCGATCATCACCACGCCAACCGGCTGGCTGATCGACGCGCAGGGCAACCGCTTTTCCCTCGTGCGCAGCGCCGACAAGGGGCTGCAAATCCGCATCAACGCGTTTGTGGATGGCGTCACCGAGAATGTGCGCATGCTGCTCATGGACGGCGGCCGCTGCTATCAGAACAACCACGCCGGCGACTGGTATGGCTACAACGGACAACCCGGCGCGTGGGAAGGCCCGCTTGCGAGGCCATCGCCGCCCGACCCGCCGAAGCCGCCCGACACGACGGGTGTGTTCGGCGTGAAGAATGGCCGCATCGTCGATCCCAACGGCGATGTCTGGCACGCCAGAGGCATCAATTTGCGGTTTATGAACTGGCCGGACAACCAGAACTCGGTCATGCACCACGCGATCGGCGACCGCGACGAATGCACGCCGGTGCTGGCGACGTTCCCCGGCCTCAACTGCATCCGCTTCGATGCGTTCGAGAGCATGGCGCAGTTCGGCCAGGCGCAGCCCGATGCCATCTGCCCCTATATCGACAGCCTCGTGGCGCAGGGCGTGGTCGTCGAGGTCGAGTGCCACGTATTTCCGCAGGTGCTGCAAGGCAGCGATCTCGATCAGGTGTGCGCGTGGTACACCGAGCTTGCCACCCGCTACCTCGACACACCGAACGTCATCTGGGGCACGCAGAACGAGCCGGGCGGCCCGCCGGACAACTCGATCCGGCGCATCTACCAGGCGATCCGCGCCACGGGGAACAACAACCTCATTCTGCTCTGCCCGAACGGCGGCTGGACCTGGCAGGACATGAACCCGGCGAATTACACCGATATGTTCGGCGTCGCGTGGGATTTCCATTTCTACGGCTGGCTGCCGAATTACTCGCAGGACCAGCACGTCGTCGATCGTAAGCTGCAGGAGATGATCGACACTGGCGCGTCGTTCGTGTCGCAGGACGGCCCGATCCCGAGCGTGGTTGCTGAGTTCTCGCCCGCCGGCTTCCAGGGCAGCAATGCGATCTTCGTTGAGAACCAGTTCTGGGTCGATCCCAACTGGGTGCAGGTGTTGCAGGCGGTCTACCGCAGCAAGACGCTGTGCGGCTGGGTGCAGTGGTACTGGAACACACCCGAAACCACGGCCAGCAACGGGATCGGCCACCTGCTCAAGCTCCCCAACCTCGACGGCTCGAGCCTGACGCAGCACGGCGGCGACGAATGCCGCAGCGCGATCGCTGCCGGGCCGCCGCAGTAACAGGACCGACCACACATGGCAGACAACGCAGCACTCGACTCCTTCCTCGCGACTGGCGCGCAGGACGGCGCGCAGCCGGCCCAGGAGCCGCCACAGCCGCCCGAGCCGACGGCGGCACCGGAACCACCGCCAGGCGAGCCACAGCCGCCCAGCACCCCGGAGAAGCCCGCGCGCGAGGCCAAGGAAGCGGAGCCGGACGAGGACGAAGCGCTCGCCCAGCACGTCCAGGGCGGCGACAACCGCACCGTGCCATTCTCCGCGCTCGAGAAGGTGCGCAACGACTGGAAAAGCAAAGCCGCCGCCGAGAAGGCCAAGGCCGACCTGCTCGCCCAGCAACTCGAGGAGTTCAAGCGCGCCCAGGCCGCGCCACCACCGGCCCCGCCGCCGCAGGTGCAGTACCAGCCGCCGCCCGACCCGTCGGTCGATCCCGTCGGCGCGTTCCGCTACATGCAGATGGAGCACCAGCGCCAGATGCTCAACGAGCGGCTGAACATGAGCGAGGCGGTGGTCACCGAGCGCATCGGCAAGGACGACCTCGACAAGTATGTGCAGGACTTCAAGGCCCACGCCGAGAAAGACCCGACGCTGTGGGGCAAGCTCTACAGCCAGGCGTCGCCCTATGCGTGGATGACGAAAGAGATCGACCGGCTGCGCGGCGTGGCCGAGATCGGCGACGACCCGGCGGCGTTCAGGGCGCGCGTGATCGCCGAGGAGCGCGCAAAGTGGGAGGCAGAAGCAGCGCAGTTGCAGCCGGGCAACGGGGCGCAGCGGACCTCCCCGGTGGCCGGCATGGCGCCGTCGCTGGCCAGTGTGCGGAGTGTCGCGGGCAGGACGACTTCGACCTTTACCGGCCCCCCGCCGCTCGAGGCACTTTTCCCCGGGCACAACAAGCGGCGGGACGCGCGGGGCTAGTCCTTGCGAAGCCGGCGCATATCCTCCTCCAGCCGCGTCACGCGGCGGGACAGCGTCAACCGATCCTCCATGGCGTGGAGCAGGTGCCCGCCCATGGTGTCGACATCGGAGCGCACACCAGCCATCTGGTCGAGCACGCGCTCAAATTGATCGTTGATCTGGGTCATCATCAACTTCTGCCCCTGCTCGATCCGAGCGAAGGCCTGCTTTAATTCTTCATCATCCATGATCTGTGGTTCCTCACAGTGAGTGGTCAGAGGTCCGGCCGCTGTTTGCGCAGCGCCGGGCCTCGCCTAAGTGCCGAAACCCGCCGCCGGGGTCAACAACGGGCGTTCCGCCAGCACTGAGCGTCATCAGCGCAAGCCGCCGCCGGGCCGCTAATCGGGCGTTTCCTGCCGCCGAGGTCACGGGCGTTGCCGAAACGAAACGCAACCCCCCAACCTCAGCGACAGGAATAAAGTCATGGCCGACATGAACGTGACTCCGGCCCGGCAAGGGTTAACCCCCTTAATATGGGATTCGGAGTTCTTCAGCGAGTACGTTCGTAGGAATCAATTCCAAAAATATATGGGCACCAGCACCGGGTCGCTCATCCAAGTGCGGGAAGACCTCACCCGCAAATCCGGCGACACCGTGGTGTTCCCCGCCATGCGCCGCCTCGTCGGAGCCGGCGTGACTGGCAACACCATCCTCGAGGGCAATGAGGAAATCCTCAACCTCCGCTCGATGAACCTCACCGTGTCGGCGTTCCGCCACGCCGTCGCGGTCAGCGATTGGGACGAGCAGAAGTCCGTCGTCGATCTCAGGGAGGCAGCGCGCGAGGCGCTGATGACCTGGGAATTGGAGAAGATGAGGACGGACATCATCTCCAGCCTCGGCGCGATGACCGCCGACGGTAACGTGCAGGTGTCCTACGGCGCCGCGACCGCCGCCCAGCGTAACACCTGGATGGTGAACAACGCCGACCGTGTGCTGTTCGGCCACCAGAAGGCCAATGCCGCATCTGGCGTCATGGCCACCGCACTGCTCACCCTGGCATCGCCCGGCGACCGCATGACCGCCGCCATCCTCACGCTCGCCAAGCGCATGGCGCGCACGGCAAATCCACGCATCCGGCCGATCACCGTCAACGACGACGAGGAATGGTTCGTCTGCTTCATGCCGAGCCTGGTGTTTCGTGACCTGCTGCTCGACACCACGATCACCAACGCGCTGCAATATGCCTGGAACCGTGGCAGCGACAACCCGCTGTTTACCGGCGGCGACTTGATTTACGACGGAATAATAATCCGCGAAATCCCTGAGCTTGGTGTCATCACCGGGGCCGGCGCCGGTGGCGTCGATGTGGCCGCGTCGTTCCTGTGCGGCGCGCAGGCGCTGGGGTGCGCTTGGGCGCAGCGGATGAAGTCGACGACCAATACTCGTGACTACGGGTCAATGGGCCCCACCATCCATTAATGGGTGGTCGCAAACCGGGTGAACTCAGGGAACCTCTCTCGTAGACAATCCTGAGCCAAGCCGCCGCAAGGCGGAAGGTGCAACGACCAGAGCGAAAGCTCGTAGGGCCAAGCGGCCCGAAGCGCCCGGCACCCCAAGTGGGTGGTGATATGGTCTCATCTCACCGGCGACGGTGAGCAGCCCGAAAAGAACGGGCGGTCAGGGCCTCGCGAACCTTGACGAAGAACCGAAACGACCTACATCAGGTGACATGCACGGTGTAGGAATTCAGGAGATACGTTCGATCGGGAAACTGCGCTTCGGCACAGACCCGACGGTCGACACTACAAAGCCAGTCGATAACGGTATTTTCACGATCTTTACTACCGCCGTCGCAGACGCCTAACAGTAATCGAGTGCCGTTGGTGGTGGATCACCAGCGGCACTCTAACCACAGCAGACGAAGGAGCCGCCTGTCATGGCTAACGAATACGTGGCCTACACGGGCCCTGTTGTCACGCGCGACGAGGCTGTCGCCGAGGGCCTGTCCCGCTACTTCACCGGCAAACCCTGCCAGCGCGGCCACCTCAGCCAACGGCGCACGGTCAATCATGGCTGCAGTGAGTGCGAATGGAAGAAGCTGCGGCGCGACGACCGCAACGCGAGCGAGCGTCGGGCGCGGGAACTGAATCCTGATATTGAAAGAGCGCGCGTCGCCCGTTACCTCGCAACCGACAAAGCTAAGGCCACGCGCCTCGCTTACTATCTGGCACACGTCGAGGACATCAAACGACGTGCGAAGGAATGGAAAGAGCAGAACCCAGAGCGGGCGCTGGAGAATAGGCAAAAGCACTACGCCGCGAATAAGGACAAGATCGTCCAACGTGTCGCTGCCTGGAACGCCGCCAACCCAGATGGTCCGCGCACAAGAGGCCGGAACTACCGCGCCAAGCTGAATGTGGCAGAAGGCAGCCACGCGCGGCAGGAAGTCGCGGCACTATACGAAAAGCAGGGAGGCATCTGCGTCTATTGCGCCAAGCCTCTCGGGACCAAATACCACGCCGACCATATCGTGGCGCTCAGCAAGGGCGGCTCTAACTGGATCAGCAACATCCAACTGACCTGCGGACCCTGCAACAACCACAAGCGGGCAACTGATCCGGCTGAGTTCGCCCGCCGCCTGAAGCCCAAAGCCGCATAAGGAGACACCCATGGCACAACAGCCCCACAACCACGACGACCAGCCGCACCACCCGGAGCCGACGTCCGCGCCGGCACCCGCACCGAAGCCGCCGTCCGCGGCCGACAAGGCGGCATCCGACAAGGCCAGGGCTGAGCAGCGTGAGGTGCAGGCGTTCGGCAGCATCGGCGCGCAGATCATCCTCGACTACAACGGCGATGGCGGCCTCGGTGCGCGCGGCGGCGCTGCCGCGACGATCGAGGAGAACACCGCGGTGCGCGACAGCCACTATGTCGCACTCGGCCTCGATCCCGTCGCACCGTCCGGGCCGCCGCCGTCGATGGCGGTGCGCAAGGCGCGGGCCGCGGCAGCCGAGGCGCAGGCCAAGGCCAACGAGCAGGTGCAGGCGGCACACGCAACGCCCGGCGCCGGCGCGGCCTCGCGCGTGTCCAGCCTCGCCGCCGGGCTCATCACCGAGCCGGCCGACGTGCCGATCCAGCCGCCCGAGAGCATGAGCGGCGGACAGCAGGCGGCGCATAAGTGAGCGTGTGATGGCGGGTCAGTTCAATCAACTGATGATGCAAGCCGGCCCGCCATCGGACCCCTATCAGCAATGGCTGCAACTTGCCGCGCAGCATGCCGGCGTGGCGCCTGATGTGCTGCACGGCATGATGCAGCGCGACCCCGACGCGCCGTGGGTGCAGAACCTCAAGCGGCTGGTTGATCCGAACGTCGATCCACGAGCGATCACACAGCCGCAGAACCAGAACACCGATCCTGGGCTTAACCGCCTCGGCCCGCAGATCGGCCCGGAGGTCTGGACGTGACCATCTCCGTTGCGATGCTCGGTGAGCGCGCCCTGCGCCGCCTCGGCGTGGCCGTGGTGCCCGTCGCCGACCGCCCGCCGCTCGGTCCTACGATCCCCGCCGCCACGCTCGCCACCAACGTGCTGACCGAACTCGGTGTCATCGCGTCCGACGAAACGCCGCTGCCCACCGACCAGGCGCTGGCCCTCGCCAAGGTCAACGCCGCGCACGATAGCCTCGTCGCCAACGCCAACGTGCGCTGGACCGTCGATGCTGTGCCGCAGGCCGTGTCCGAGGAATACAGTCGCCTCGCCGCGCTGCATGCGGCCTCGAGCTTCGGCAAGCAGGTCGACCCGGCGATGCTCGCGATGCTCGAAGGCCGCGTGCGCAAAGTCGCAATGATTATGCAGGCGCCTGATGAGGCGTCGGACGCGGTCATGGCGGTCCACAACGACCTCTCGGCGCGCGGGTTGGTGCGGTGGAGCACGCAGGACATCCCGGACGCTGCGGGCACGGCTTACATGATGCTGGCTGCCAACCTGCTCGCGCCGTCGTTCGGCGGCCAGGCCGATCCCGCCGCGGCGGCCGTCGCAACCACCTCGCTGGCTCGCATGATCGCGCTCGGCACGTCGGGCGAGCGTGTCACGGCTGAGTATTTCTGATGGCAGCAGACGGTCTCACCTTCGGCACAGGCGCGGCGCTCGATCCGGCATCTGACGACGGCCTCGACTTCGACGACTACATCAAGCCGCCCGAGGTGCCGCCGGACCCGATAGGCGACGACTGGCGCGGGCCTCCGGGGCCTGCTGGGCCGCCGGGCCCTGGCGCCGCACCCTCCGACGCCGTGCCGCTCATGGACGGCGCAGGCGCCCCCGGAACAGCCGCCACGGCGGCGCGTGGCGATCACCGGCACCCGTCCGATACGTCACGGCTGGCGGTGGCCGGCGGCACGCTGACCGGCGCACTGACGCTCGCGGCCGATCCGGTGTCGGCGCTGCAGCCGGTGACGCTGCAGTATTACACCGCGCACCTTCCGAGCGGCGGCGGCGCTTCGCTCGCCGTCAGCGACACGCCGCCGGCGTCGCCCACGCCCGGGATGCTCTGGTGGGATAGCGTCGGCGGTCAGCTTTACCTCTGGTATGTCGATCCCAACACTGCGCAGTGGGTTGCCGCGAGCAACCTGATCGGCGGCACAGCGGGCGTTGCGTCGTTCAACACCCGCACCGGCGCGGTGACGCTGAGCCTGGCCGACGTGACGGGCGTCGGAGGAGCGCCGCTCGCCTCTCCTGTGTTCACCGGCGACGCGCGGGCTGTGACGCCGGCAACCGGCGACAACGACACCAGCATCGCGACCACGGCCTTCGTGCAGGGCGTCACGCACGGCCCCGCGCCGGATACTTCGCTCGATCTCAATTTCCTGTCCGGCGTGCTGGACAGCCGCATCGCCTTCACCCGCGCGAGCACGGCGACCTATTTCGACGCAACCGGCACGTTGCAGACGGCGGCGACTAATGTGCCGCGCTTCGACTTCGATCCGGTGACGCACGCGCCGCTCGGGCTGCTGATCGAGGAGGCGCGGACCAATTCGCTCCTGAACTCTGGGGCGCCGGCGACGCAGACCACGGCATCGCTCGCGACGGGCACCTATACGCTGTGGATCGTTGGCACCGGCAGCGCCACCAGTTCGGCCGGCACGGCGGTGGGGACTGGCTTCGGCGCAGCGACGGCCGGCACGCCGAATGTCATCACTATTACGACGGCGGGCACCGTCACGGTGACGGTCGCCGGCTCGCCGACGCGGTTCCAGTTAGAGAATGGCGGGTTTGCCACATCCTACATCCCGACCACGGGGGCGACGGCGACGCGGGCCGCCGATGCGGCGACGATGGCGCTGCCTCCCGGGTGGGGCGCAACGCTCGGATCATGGGCGGCGGATTTCACGGTGGAAGGATTCAAGGCGGGATCTTTCGGCAGAATTGTAGCTGGTTCCAATAACCAAGTGGCGCCTATTTACGCCACTGATGTCGGCAGGGGCGGCACCTACGACGGGGCAGTCACGCTGACAACCGCTAATGCTTTTGCCGTCAATACGTTGGCAATGATTGCCTCGGCGATCACCGGAACGGCAGGCACGGTATGCCTCAATGGCGGCGCTGTCGTGTCTGGCAGTCTGACTTCCGGTTTTGGTGCAATAACCAGCATCAAGATCATGGGCGATGCGTCAGGGGCAGAAACTTCCAACGGTCGCATCCGCCGCGTGCGCTACTGGCCGCGCTCGCTGTCGGCCGCCGAGTTGCAGGGCGTCACCAGCGCGCAGCCGAGCATCAGCAACACGACGATCGACGCCTCGCCGATCGGCATGACCACGCCAGCGCCGGGGGCGTTCACGTCGCTGTCCGCGTCGGGGCCGCTCGGCGGGCAGCTTGCGGCCATCGCCAACAACGTCGGGCGCAATCGTGTCCACAACGGCCGGTTTCAGGTCAACCAGCGGGCCTATGCTACCGGCACCGCGCTCGCCGCTGCCGCCTACGGCTTCGACCGTTGGAAGGCGGGAAGCGGCGGCTGCACGTTGACATTCGCTGCATCGCCACCGGCAACCACGGTCACCATCACCTCCGGCTCGCTGCAACAGATCGTCGAGGCGCTCAACGTCGAGGGCGGCACCTATACGCTGTCATGGACCGGCACCGCACAGGGCCGCGTCAACGCCGGCACGTATGCTGTAAGCCCGGTGACGGTGACGGGACTGGCAGCGAATACCGCGATCACCGCCGAGTTCAACGCCGGCACGCTCGGTGCGGTGCAACTTGAGGTTGGCTCCGTCGCGACGCCGGTGGAGAAGTTGGAATATGCGGATGATTTAAGGCACTGCCAGCGGTTTTATTGCCTGGGGCGCGTGTATGCCAGTTTCAACAACCCGGTCGCCGCTTATAGCGTGACAGTGGCAAGCATGCTGCCGGTAACGATGCGGGCACAGCCAACTATCGCCGTGGCGTTTGGCGGCGGACAGTCTAATTTCAACACGCCTACCAGCACCCCATTAGGACAGCAATACTGGGCGGCCGGCGGCACGTCGCCCGCTGCCGGCTACGGGATGCTCGATGTGACATACACTGCAAGCGCGGACTTGTGACATGGCCAGCGAATATCAGCACATCGCCGGAACCGATGCCGTGTTGCGGTATGTTGTTGAGCCTCCATCCCGCATGCTGTATCATTACGGCATGCCAGCTAAAATGTATGATGGTTGCTTCCACCCCGGATGTGAACGCCCGCATATGGCCAAGGGCCACTGCCGATTGCATTACGAGCGCATCAAGTTCACAGGCGATCCTGAACCTAACCAGCTAGCTCTTTTGCGCGATAAAAGCAGGTCATTGGACGACTGCTTTATGGTTATGTTCGGAAGGTCGAAAAGGACCGCAGGTGGATGCCTCGTCTGGGCTGGTTCAAAGAACGTAGATCGCTATGGCCGCATGGTGAGGGGCGGTAAGACATTCTTTGCTCATCGTCTATCCTATGAGCGGTTTGTCGGACCGACACCAAGCGACATGGAGATTTGCCATACCTGCGATAATCCTTCATGCGTTAACCCAGAGCATCTGTTCCTTGGGACGACGAGGGATAATGCTCTTGATAGAGAGGCGAAGGGCAGAAGCGCGAACCATCTCAAGAGGATCGCGTTCAGGTTCCGTGATCCTAACGGCAGGATTGTAAGAGGCGTAGGCCTAAGCGGATTCTGCCGTGAGCGGGGGCTGCTCCAGCCAAAGATGAGTCAGGTTCTTAATGGGAGCAGGCAAAGCCACAAAGGGTGGACGCGCCATGGCCGCTGAGTATCAATACATTACCAATTATGATGGTGTGAAAAGATACATCGACGAAGCCACGATCCCGCCGGACGAAGCGAACCGGGACTGGCAGGAATTTTTGGCGTGGGACGCGATCGAGGGCAACGATCCCGACCCCGCACCCGTGCCACCCGAGGTCGTGCCCGTGCCCGATCCGAACGTGCGCCTCGACAGCGGCGTGCAGGCAGCCGTCGAGACCTATAATGCGCCGATAGTTGACCAACAGGGCGGCTCAGGCGGCCTCTCGGTGGAGGAACGGCTGCTGCGGCTCGAGGAGTCGCTGAAGGCAATGTGCAACGGCCAGATGGCGGATACCGGAGGGACGGCGTTCGGTGCTTGATTTCCCCGCAACGCCCACGACGGGCGACACGTTCAGCGGCCCGGGCGGCGTCGTCTGGAAGTGGGACTCGACGAAGTGGACGGCGCAAGGCACGCCCGTCACGCCGCGCAACGCCGCGCGGATGCAGATCGCGTGGGACAACCCGGCGATCGTGGTCAACGACACCGTTTATTTCTGCTGGGATGCGCCCTACGCCGGCACCATCAACGCGATGACCTATTTCACCGGCGCGGGCAGCTTCACCGCCAACGTGCAGATCGCGGGGACCAGCGTCACCGGCCTCGGCGCGGTCGCGGTGAGCAGCGCCACGCCGGCCACGGCGACAGCGACGGCAGCCAACACCTTCACCGCCGGGCAGCGCATCGGCGTGGTCATCACCGCCGCCACCGGCTCGCCCACCGACGCGCTGCTGTCGCTTGCCGTGACGTGGAGTTGAGCGATGGCCGGCACAACATGGAACCCAGCCGACCGCACCAACATCACGCTGAGCCTCGGCAATCTGCGCGCCGCTACGACGGCGGGAGGCGCCAGCGGAGTGCGCGGCATCGCATCCCAGGCCGCCGGCAAGTTTTATTGGGAATACACCTACACGACCGTTAACACGAACAGCCTTTGCTGCGGGATCGCATTATCAACGGGCAGTCTGACAGCACCGGGAACAGGTACGGCAGTAGTCACCAGGTTGGCCGGCACCATACAAGTAAACGCGGTCTCAGTCGGTGGTGCTATTGGCGCAATCCCAGGGGGCGGCGTGGTGGGCATCGCGGTGGATTTCGCCGCGCAATTGATCTGGTTTCGACTCGGCGCTGCCGGCAACTGGAACGGCAGCGGCACCGCCAATCCGGCGACCGGGGCTGGCGGCGTTAGCATCAGCACCATCAGCAGCGGCCCGCTCTTTCCTCTGATGAGCGGCAGCACCAGCGATGCACTGACCGCCAACTTCGGCGACAGTGCTTTCAGTGGCGCGGTGCCGTCGGGGTTTGTCGCAGGCTTTCCCGCCGCGGGCACCGCCGGCCCACGGCAGAGCCTGGTGGCGTGATGGTGCCGTTCGTCATTCTGGCGTGAGGAACTGATGCAGTATTCATTCGTCGTCCCCTATCTGCGCAGCTCACCGATCCACCTGCCGAGCCGGGACATCGTGGTCGCCGCCTCCGACAGCGTGCTGCTCAGTGTCAGCATCATCGAAAGCGACGACCCGGCAGCCGAGGCGCTCGTGCTCACCGGCGGCATCGGCGGCCCGACGCTGCGCCTCACCGTATGGCCCGACAGCACTGGCTGGTATTGCGACTACGGCGTGTCGACGCCGCAGTGTGGCACCGTGCTATGGTCCGGCGTGGGCACCATCTCCACCACCTCGCGCGGCACGTTCGATGTGCTGATCCCGCTCGCCACGATGGCGAACTGGCCGCGCCGGTGCGTCTATGCGCTACAGTTAGACTGGTCGGGCAACACGCGATCCGAGACGCTGGCACAGGGGCACCTCCATGTGCGGCTATTCGCCATCAACAGCAGTGTGGCCGGGACGCCGCGACTGAGGACCGACGACTACATCCCCATCGACACCGACGACAACCTGGACCTGTTTGCATGAGCGATATTCGCATCGTCGATATGCCAGACCTCGGCGCCGTCACCGATACCAGTTCGTTTGTCGGCGAACATTCCGGGTCGGGGCGGTTCGCGGCAACCGCCCTGCAGAATTATCTGCTCAGCGCCAGCCGCTTCATTTTCGTGCGCAAATACGGCGCCGTCGGAAACGGCACGACCGATGACACCGCGGCGATCAATGCCGCCTTTGCCGCCGTGCCGGCAACGGGCGGCGTCGTCGTCTTTGATCCGGGCCTGACCTATGCGACCACTAGCCACCTATCGCTGCTCGCATCCAATACCGTCATACAAGGCAACGGCGCCGCCATCGTCACGAGCCATTTGACCGACGATCTTATCCAGGTCGGCAGTGCCGGCGCCACGCTCTCGCAGTTGGTCGTCAAAGACCTGCGGCTGTGGGCATCGGTGGTGAAAACCGGCGGCGCCTGCGTGCGGTCAATGGGTATCCTGGAGAACAGCGATTTCGAGAATGTCCAGTTCGGCTCGCTGGAACTCTGGACGAGCGCCGGGGGAAACAGGCTATGGAACGGCCTCGATCTGACGCAGGGGTTCTATCGCGTGCTGGTGGACGGTGCCAGCGAGGCCGTGGTTGCCAATCATGGCGTGCGCGGCGCCGGCGCCCAGGCCGCCGCTGCCGAGCTGCAATTGAACCATCGGACGATCTATGCCGCCGTGGCCGTCTATATCGGCGGGTCAGCAAACGTCTACATGAATGGCGAGATTTCGGCTTGTGGGACCGGCGTGTATATTAATAAGGCAGTCACCGGAGCCGCTAACCGCGAGATCTTCTTTCAGGAAGGTTCTATCATCGATAGCTGCGCGGACTATGGCCTGCATGTCGCCGCTGATTCGGTGTCGATAATCGACGCGCACGGGTGCTGGTTTACGTCGGCCGGCAGAGGCCCTCCCGGCGCGGGCGTTGGTGTGTATATCGAGCAGAACGCGGGAGCCACCAACTATTGCACGGCCCTGTTCAACGGCGTCCGGCTGTATAACAACACTGCCTCGGGCCTGAATAATTCAGGCGCCATTCTGCTGATGACCGGCTGCCTGGTGTCATCGAATGGCGCTGGCATCATACTCAATGGCCTCGGCGGCGTTGCTGGCAGCTCGATCTACAGCAACCTGTTCTACGTAAATAGCGGTGTGGCATTGCAGCTCAGCGGCACCGGACTCTCCGGCTATGCCATCGAAACGAACAACTTCGTCAGCAATGGCACCGCTATTTCCGGTGTGTCGAGCTGGGGCATCGGGGCGTCGGTGCGCAATAACGTCGGTTTCCCGACCTCCGCCTCCGGGACCGCCGCTGTTCCCGCCGGTACCAACCCGACGCTGGTGGTGACGCACCATCTGCCGGGGACGCCGGCCAGTATCACGCTCGGCGATACGAACGCCACGTATCCGGTTTCGGCCATATCGGCGAACGCCACTACGTTTACTATCATCCTCACTGGCACGACACCCGGGCCGATCGCGGTCTACTGGCGCGCCGACATGGGGACCAACAGCTAGATGAGCGGCACTTCCACCCCGAAACCCGGGATGCAGCGGATTCCAATGCCGCTGGAATCCTACCAGCATCCGTCGCCGCCGCTGGTGTCCAAGCGGCTGATAAACATGATGGTCGAGCAGGCGCCGAACGACGCGCGGACGGAAACGCCGCTGGTGTCCACGCCGACATTGCTGCCATGGAACAGCTTCGGCACCGGCCCGATCCTGGCGATGAACGATGATCTGCCGGGGCGCGTTTACCTGGTCAGCGGCACGCACTTTTTCCGGCTGATGTTCCAACCCGGCGGCAGCGTCACCCATGACGACCTTGGCGATATCGGGACTGCCACCGGCGACGTGCCGCTGGTGACGATCGCCGTCGGACAAACCGCCGCCGTGGTGTGCGTCTCGCCGAATGCCTTCACCACCGGCCACTCGCCGGGCCAGGCGCTCAACCAGATCACCGATCCCGCATTCCCTGGCGCCCGCTCGGTGACCTTCTGCGATGGTTATTATGCGTTTTCGTCGGCTGAGAACTCGGCATTGTGGTTCGTCTCGCGGCTTGCTGATCCGACCGCCTTCGATGCACTGGACTTCGTGTTCTCCGATGCGTCGCCGAATGTCATCCGTCGGCTTATTACCCATCGCGGGCAGATCTGGTCGATGGGCGAGGGCGGCTTCGAAATCTGGTACGATGCCGGCGCCGCGGATTTCCCGTTCCGCCGTGCGTCCGGCGGCGTGGTGCCGATCGGCACCCTCTCGCCGATGTCGGCCTGCCGCGCCGATCAATCGGTGTGGTGGCTCGGCGCCGATGGCGTGGTGTATCGGTCGAACGGATACGCCCCGGTGCGGGTCAGCACGCACGCGATCGAAGCCATTATCGGTGTGGGCGGCTATGGCGGCAGCGGCCTCGATGCCCTGACGCACGCGTACCGGGGGCATTGGTTCTATTGCCTGACGACGCTCGATGGCCGCACGCTTTGTTATGACATCGCCACCCAGCGGTGGCACGAGCGCTCGACCAGCACTGATTCGAACGGCCCGTGGCGGGGTTACACGGTGGCGCTCAATGGCCTGCTGTATGGTTCGCGAACCGATGGGACTGTCCATCAACTCACCATGGGCGCGACCGACGACGGCATCGTGGTGCTACGCCACGCGGCGTTCCCGCCGCTTTGGGCCGGCACACGCCGCGCATTCTGCGCCCGTTTGGAGGTCGAGATGGAGGTCGGCGGCCCGAATACGCCGGGCGCTGTCATCCTCGACTGGTCCGATGACGGCGGCACTACCTTTGTGCCCGGCCGGCTGCTGTCGTCCGGCGCGGTGGGCGATCGCCGGCACCGGGTGTATGCCACGCGGCTGGGCAGCTTCCGGCAGCGAATGTTTCGGCTGTCGACGCATGGGCTAACCCGGTTCTATGCGGTCGACGCAGATATCGTCGGCGGTGCTCACTGATGGCCGATCCGGTCAAGCAGGTCGACCCGCCGGTGACGGTGCCGCCGCTGATCTCTATCGCCAGCGGCGAGCAGCAGTTTTCCCAGGCCTGGACCGAGCACAACCAGAACATCGCCGATCAGGTCAATAAGTTGCTGGTTAACATGGGGATAACCGACGGCTCCGACGCCGCGGCGGGGCAGGTCGGTGAATACCTGACGGCGAGCGGCGCCGGCGTGGGATTGGCCAACAACGTGCTGGTGACGGTGGCGACGCTGAACCTGACGGCGGGCGATTGGGATGTCAGCGGCGGGGTGACGTTCCATCTGACCGGCGTCACGGCGACCGCCTATGGCGCGGGGATCGATGCGCTGGGGCAGTTGATTGTCGGCAACGCCACGACGACGGCGAGCGGGTTGTGGCTGCTGAGTGCGGGGGCGCCGGTGCGGCGCAACGTGACGGCGGCGACGGCGGTCAATCTGGTGGCGCGGGCCGGGTTCAGCGCCGGCACCATCGCGGCGGATGGTGTGGTGCAGGCGCGGCGGGTGCGGTGAGGCGCTTCGTGCAGATCGCGTCCGGCATCGAGACGCTGCCGCTGCGGCTGGAACTCGCACGCAACGAGCACCTGTGGGATCAGCGGCCGGATCGGCGGCTCTATCCCGGCACGCCGCATGCCGCGATGACCGACATCACCGCGCGCTATATGCCGGAAGCTGACCTGACCGACCTCGAGGTGCGGCGGCGCGAACATCGCAACGTGTTCTGGCCGGCGTGGTATGCGCTGCCGGCGCTGCGGCCGGTGGTGTTCGGGCTGATGGCGCGGGTACAGGCGGTGGAACTCGGCAGCATTTTGCTCACACGCCTGCCACCGGGGAAGCAGATCGACCCGCACAGCGACGCGGGCAACTGGGCGCCGTCTTACTACAACTGTAAGGCCCATTGGACAGTGGCGGGATCGGCGCTTGTGAGGTGCGAGGATGAGGCGTGCGAGTTCCCCACTGGAACGGTTTTCACCTTCGACAACCTGCTGATGCACGCGATCGAGAACACCGGCGACGAGGACAGGATCTGCGTTATCGTAAGCATGAGGGCCGAATGAAGCGCGCCGAGCATCAGCCGGAGACGGTATCGGTCACGCTCTATGGCGGGATCTACTACAAGCTCTGGCGCGTGCCCGATGTAGGCACATTGATCCCACAGCACGCCCATGAGTTCGATCACCTGACCGCACTGCTGCAAGGCACGGTGCGCGTGTGGTGCAACGGTGAAACGCTGGGCGACTATCGGGCACCTGCGACGCTCAAGATCGCTGCGGGTGACAAGCACGCCTTCATGACGCTCACGCCGGGCGCCGTGCTGGCGTGCATCCACAATGCAGATCGACTGGACGACGGCGAGCCGGCGATCCACGCCGAGCATGCCATCGAGATGGAGGACTAAGACATGCCGTTCGGTATCTCAGCGGCAGGCGCTGCCGCCATCGGCGCCGGGGCGTCTGCCGGTGCCGGCATTCTCGGCGGCATCATGCAGAGCAATTCGCAGGCCAAGGCGCTGGCGCAGCAGAAGGCGATATTTGAGGAGCAGCGCAACGACCTCGCACCGTATCGCACGGCCGGCGGGACGACGCTGCAGGACCAGCAGGATCTGCTCGGCCTCAACGGCCAGGACGCGGCTACGGCGGCGATGGCGAAGTTCCAGCAGTCGCCCGGCTATCAGTGGCAGCTTGGCCAGGGCCTGCGTGCGGTGGATGCGGGTGCTGCGGCCAGCGGCATGCTGCGCTCGGGGGCGACGCTGAAGGCCGAGCAGACCTATGGCAGCGGCCTCGCCGATCAGGATTTCTCGAATTATTACTCTCGTTTGATGGGAATTTCCACGTTAGGTGAAAACGCAGCAGCCGGCGGCGCATCGACGGCGAACGCTGCGTCGAGCGCAATTGGCCAAAACGCCAACCAGCAGAGCAGTATCTACGGAAACGTGGCTTCTGGTCTGGGCAATACGGTTAATTCGCTGTTCAGCAATCCTAACGTGCAGAGTTGGTTGAGTGGTGGGGTAAGCCCGTCATCTGTGTCAAATAATGCGTTGTATCAGCAGGGCGCGTTTGCCGCAGCCGGTCCTGGCGCATATGGGCCGTTTCAGTAAGGCGCCCTCTTTTGTCCATAGGTCGCAAACCTTGCGGGCGAAAGGACGACATCAAGCGGGCGGCCCATCTTCAGCCGATACCAGATTGTCCCGCTGGATATGCCCACCCATTCCGCCCAGTCGGCGACCGTTCCTGATCGGCCATTGTGCGACAGGATGCGTGAATCACGACGATTGCGCTGCTGCTCGCTACGGGTTGTCCAACGGCAATTCGCCTTGCAATAAGGTCCATCGTTGTTGATCCGGTCGATCGAATGCCAGGAGGACAGGCGACCATATCGGCCACGAATTGCGCTAAGCCACCAGGACCGCGCCACTCGTCGCAGACGGTAATGCCGCGCCCTCCATAATCGGCCCATTGCTTGTTGGTCTTGTCATAGCAACGGTCGAGCATGTTGTACCAGCAGTGGTAGAGCGGATGCAGCGGCATTCCGATAATGTAAGCAATGGTCATCCGAAGGTAAATCGCTGATGTCAGGCATGGTTTCCCCATTCGGCGATCCCAACGTCCTGCTGCGCACGCTCTCTGGCCAGCAGACCGCGGACGTTCAGGCGCAGCAGATCGCCAACCAATACGCGCCGGCCAAGAACCAGTTGCTGCTCGAGCAGGGGCAGCAGCAGGTCGGCCAGAACGAGGCCGAGATGATGTCGCGCGCCGCCGCCGGCGTGCTGGGATTGCCCGCCGAGCAGCGGCCGGCGGCCTATTCAGCGGCGGTCGGCAACCTGCAGCGGTACGGCTTCGCGAAGAACGCGCCGAGCATCTATCCGGGGGATGCGACACTTCAGAGCGTCGCCAACATGGGCGTCCCGATTGCCGACCAATACAAGCTCGGCATCGTCACCGCGCCCGGCTTGCAGCAGCAGATCGACCGCATTCTTGGCCCAGGCCAGACGCCGGCGCCGAGCACGGGCGGTGGCGGTGGAACCAGCGAGTTCAACTTCGGCAACATCCGGCCGCAAGGCGGGACGGGCTTCAACACCTATGCCACGCCGCAGGAAGGCATCGCCGCCATGGCGTCCAACCTCGCGGCTTACAAGAATGAGCATGGCATCAACACGCTGAACGGTCTGACTGCCAGATGGGCGCCGAAGGGCGACGGTGCCAACGACCCGGTTGCCTATGCAAAGCGGCTTGGCGCCACGCTCGGCATTGACCCCGATGCAGAGATCAACCTGGCAGATCCCCTGCTGCAGATGCGCCTCATTCCAGCCATGGCTGCCGTCGAGAAGGGGCGGCCGCTCAATCAGCCGGCCGATGTGCTTACGGCTGGCATCAAGGCTGGTCTCGGTGGCCCAGGCGGCCCGCCAGCGCCCTCCACACAGGCTGCGCGTCTGGGGGGTGTCGCAGCAGCGGGACCGGCCGCAGGAGCGCCAGCAGGCTCCACAGCGCCGCCTGTGGCCGCGCCAGCGGCGGGTGCGGCCGACCTCAACGGCCCGCGTCCGCTGCCACCGGTCGGGCCGGGATCGCCCACGCCGCCGACGCCGACGCAGCTCGCCAACACGCCGATGCCGCAGGCCCCGGTAAACGGCCTCACGCCACCGCCAGCAGCCGTCCCGGCACCAGCACCGGCGGCCGCAGCGCCACAGGCACAGCCGCAGGGAGCGCCCGCGCAGCCACCACCGTCAGCCGCACCGGCAGCCGCGCAGCCGCAGTTGCCGCCGAGCGGGGTCAACTCGCAGCAATACCAGCAAGCCATGGACCTGCAGCGCAAGGCGCTGGCACTCGACGCGATAGCCGATCCGACCGGCCGCACCAAACTGCTTGCCGCCGGGCTGCGCCAGCAGGCGCAACTGCTGCTGCAGACCGATAGCGTCGTGCAGTTGCCGGACGGCAGGCAGTTCCATCCGCTCACCGGGGCAGTTACCAGCGCGGGCGCGCCCAATCCCCACTATGTCTGGGATGAGAAGCAGGGGTCTTTCATAGACACCACGGGCACGCATCCTCCGGTCACGCCGCCATCGCCGCGGCTGACCAACGTCGAAGGCGTCGGCGTCGTGCAGTCGAAGCCCGGCGGCGGTGCTGAGGTCGTGGTTCCGATGAACCCCGCTGGCATGACCACGCAGAAGGCCGCCGAGGCGGCGGGCACCCAGGCGGGAACGGCGGCCGGAAAGCTGACAACAGAACTGGCCGCACAGGGCCAGAACGCCACACAGGCGATTGGCAATATCGACTATGGCATCGGCCAGTTGCGCAAGGCCGCTGCCGGCGGCATTCCAACGGGTTACTTCTCCAATGCACTAGCGGAAGCGGCGGCGATGGCGAAGTCGCTTGGCATCGACACGTCCGCGCTAGGCGTCAACCCGGAGGCAGTGGGCAACATCCAGAGCGCGCAAAAGACACTGGCCGTTGTCGCGGGCGCTATCTTGCAGCAGGCGATCGGCAAAGGCAGTCAGATCACCGATGCGAAGATCGAGCATTTCATCCACGCGCAGCCGGATATTCAGACCGACCCGCACGCGGTAGAGCGAGTGCTGAACTGGGCGCGTTCGCAGTTCGTCTATGAGCGGGAAATGGCCGCGCAGGGAATGAAGGATGCGAGTGACACCGGGGTTCTGCCTGCGAACTGGAAACCCAATTACTACGACAAGCACGGTTTCGCGCCGATCTACAATCCTGGCACCGGCGAGATGCAGCAGCCGGACGGCAGCGCACCCGGACGCGAGCCGCCGGCCGCCACGCCGGTGACGACGGCGCCTGTCAATCCAGCCGCGCGCACCGTTGGCACGACATATCAGACGCCCAAAGGCCCGATGACGTGGGACGGGAAACTTTGGCAGACACCGAGCAAATAGCATGGCTGAAGGTCTCACAGACGCGCAGGTATTCGGCACGAGCGGGGGCATGACGGATGAACAGGTGTTTGGTTCGCCGCCGCCTCAGCCGTCGGTTGGGCGCAGCCTTGGGCTGGGAACGCGCGACGTTGTCCAGGGCGCGGCCAGCCTGCCGACTGCCTTGCTCGATGTCGTGACGTGGCCGGCGCGAGCGTTACAGCGAGCGGCAGGCATTCCAACAACTGCGCCATCTGATCTGGTGACGGCGGGATTGGATGCCACGGGGTTGCCGCAGCCCCAGACGCCGGGGGAAGGGGCACGGTCAACGATCATCCAGGGAGCCGCCGCGACGCTGCCAACAATGGGCGCAGCCGCTGCCCCCGGCCTGGTCGCAAAACTCCCGGGCGCGCTCCCGAGTGTGATGAACGCCCTGGCCGGCGATACCTCGTCGCTGGGGCAGGTGGCGACGCAGGGCGGCATGGGGGGCACGGGGGCTCTTGTCGGGCAGGCGGTAAACGATCTCGCGCCGGACTGGGCGAAGCCCTACGCCCAATTTGTTGGGAGCGCCCTGGGGGCTTACGGGGCGGGGAGGATAGCGGCTGGCGTCGGCAAGGTTGCCAACGCCGTGACCGGCGAGACCTCGCCTGTCCTAGCTGCTTATGATCGGCTTGGCATTAAGACCCGCCTCGTCGGCGACGTAGGCGGCGGCGCCACGGGGCAGGCTTTGCAAAGTTATGCCTCGGCGGCGCCGGTGAGTTCCGCGGTAGTGGCCCCGGTGGAGCGTGCTGCCATCAGGGAGTTCTCGGATGCCGTCGAAGGCACAGCAGGAATGCTCGGAAAGTCGCAGAATGCGCAAGCGGCTGGAGACGTGTTGCAAAACGAAGCCCGCAACTGGAAGGATGTCGTGTTTCCCCAACGGCAGGCCGCAGCCTGGGCGCCGGTCGATCAGGCAATGGCGGATGCAACCGTGGATCCGTCAGGCTACCGCGGAGCCCTGACGACGTTGACCGGCAAGCTGGCGGCGCTCCCCGAAACCCAGAAGGCGCTGCTGCCGCCGCGCGTCCAGACCATGCTTGATGCGATCAATGCCGACGTGCCGGAAGGTGCCACTATGTCGTGGCAGCAGGCACAGCAATTGCGCTCGGCAATCGGCAACATTATGGGCGTACCAGAGATCGTCCAGTCGGTGGGCAAGGACCAGCTCAAAGCGGCCTATGGCGGCATCTCTGGGGATATGAAGGCTGCCGCTGAGGCGCATGGCGCGGGCGAGTTGTTCAACAACGCCAACCAAGTCTCGACCGACGGGCACGCTTTCATCGACAATACGCTGTCGAAGATCATCCGGGCCAATAATCCGGCGCAGGAAAGCATCACACCGGAGCGCGCAGCCAAGACTGTTTTGGGAAGCGGCGACACGACATTGCAGGCGATCCGGCAGGAAATGCCGGCCGCGGCCGATGAGTTGGCTGCCCACAAGCTACGCGATATGGCCATGGCAACGCCCGGCAAGGCCGGAGCGAGCGGGGCGGATACGTCGGTTTCTACCTTCCTGACCGAACTCAACCGGCTGCGGCAATCGTCTCCGAACGGCTACGATGCACTGTTTTCCACCCCGGACGTGGCGCAGAGGATCCGCGACCTATCGACGGTCGCCGGCAGCATGCGGGAGACCGCTTCGCGCGCCAACGTATCGCGGACGGGGCCGTATCTTGGCCTCGCCGCTCTTGGGCCGCTAGCTTTCGAGGGTTATCAATATGGTGGCCTCAAGGGCATGGCCGGCGCCGTTGCAGCTCCGCTCATCGGCAACCGCGCGCTCGCCGCAGGAGTTACCAATCCGCTGATTGCCCGATTCGCGGCAACACCTACTCCGCCAGCCCCGATTAATCCGCTGCTTTCAGGGGCGATCTCGGATATCCCCGGCTATCTCCGCCGTCAGCAAGGGGGCTAGCAACGGCTGGATGACGCCACCACTGGAATGAGTATCCACAACAGCACGCCGACCGGACTGTGTGTGATGATCGTCAGCAACAGGCCAAGCAGAAATAAGACCATGGGTTACACCGTTGCCAGAATCATGGGGTTGTGCGCCAATGCGGGTTGGAGATGAATCGATGACATAGAACGCAGAACGCCGACCACGAGGGCCGGCGCACTGGATGATGGAACTGATCTGACAATCACCATCATCCGCCATCGCGACGTTTCGTGCAACCCCTCTTTGGGGGCGCGGTGGTGTGCCGCCTGACGGTCGGCCCTCTGCATAGGGGGACCAGTGCTGACAGACGAGCAGGCTTTCCTGTGGCGCCAGCGGCTTCGCGAGGAGCGCGCCATCCGCAACATCACCGACACCCACGTCAGGATCTTGGAGTTCACCCAGGGCGCCATCGAGGCGGGGGCCGACGAGATGAGCCACGCCGAGGTGGCCGAGGCCCTGGGATATGGCGTGCGGACCATAGGAGACGCCTACAGGCGGGCGAAGGGGATCGGGCTGCTGGAATGGGCGGCGCAGTTCCGCGACGCTGGCGGCGTCCGCAGGCGCACCACGAACCGCTACCGGCTCACCATGCCGATGGCCACGCCGGAACCGCGGCCCGACCTGCGCCGGCATCGCAAGCCGCCTCTTGTTCTTAAGCCTTCTTCTTGCTCGGCACACTCCACCGAGCCGTTCATGGGCTTCGAGGCCCGATTCGCGGCGAAGCTGGCAGAGGAAAGGCGGGTGAGGGTGGCGCATCTGGCGCGGCTTCGGATCTAAAGCGGTGGACGCCGGCCGAAGCCGGCGCCGTTCCGTCAGAAGCAACTGGTGGTGCAGGTTCGGCTGTTGCCGTAGCCGTAGCAGTTCGTGGTGCAGGTGTAGGCGTTCGCCTTCACCGCGAGGGCGCCGGCGCCGATTAACGCCATCAGCGTGAGGGTTGCTAGGGTTCTAATAGCCATTGCTCGTGTGCTCCTTTCGCACGGGGGTGGTCAGGGCTGCCGCGTGTTCACGCACGTCGGCAGTCCGCATTTGGCCCAGGGTCGGTCATAGCGCGCGGGCCGTGGCGCTAGGTGTGAAAAGTAACGAACCTGCCGAGGATGATGCCGACGCCCAGGCAGGTGACGATGCCGACCACGAGCAGCACGGCGAACCAGCGGTTCTCTCTGCGGGTTTCCTGTCGCAGTTGCTCACGGGCGTCGGTCACTTAGCAGGCGTGGTGATGGTGGTGCCGGGCGGCAGTTGGATGAACGTCGTGGGCGTGTCCTTCTGGCCGATCTTGTAACCGAGGATGCCCGCGCCGGCCGCCGTGATGGCAACGGCGGTGCCGATGATGATTGAGAGGTTCCGGGGCGTTTCCCAAAATGCCTGTCTCTGCTTCAGCTTGAGATCGGCCTGCATCAGTTGCCTCTTGAGTTCGCGTTCCTCGTCGTCCGTCACGCTGACCGCTTCACGCGGGACAGGTTAATCCGCAGTTCGCCCTTGCTCACCAGGCCGAGCCGGTCGGCGGTCGCGGCCACGCCCAGCATCTGCCGGAGCGCCTCGCTGCGGTTGGGGACGCGGTTGGCGTGCTGCCAGTCCTCGGCAGCGGTCAGCAGTTCGTCGGACAGGTGAAGGAGGATGCGGTGCATGGGCATCATATATAACTGATGCCGTCGCTATTCCAGCAATATCGAGGGCGTCATGCGATCTGTCGGCGTGCTTGCGGTGCTGCTGCTGCTCGCCGGCTGTGCCACGCGGCGGATCGAGAGTTGCCTGGTCGGGCTGACGATGCTCGGGCCGGGCAGCGTGGTAATCGACTGCCGGCCGCCGCTCGGCGCGGCTACGGATCAGGATCAGTGAGCGCGCCGTAGACCGCGTAGCCGAGCACGGTGCAGAAGCCGGCCAGGTAGCCGGCGGCGAATCCGATCCAAAACATTTCAACAGCTTAGCACGATTGCGGCGGCAAATAAGGCACGAGGTTAAAAGGCGCGGTAAGCAAAGCGGGCCGCTCACAAACCCGTGTGAATTCGGGGTCAGGTTCCGTCCGCTAATCGCCCTTTGCGGACCCGACCACCGGCAGGCTGTGAACTTCGAGCAGTTGCTTGCCGCAATAGCAGCAGAATCGCATCCGGTTTTGATAGGGCGAGCCGTCGCCCATGTTGAACGACCGGCCGCAGCCCGTCTCCCAAGTGCCGTCGTCGGCGACAGCGCGGCTCCAGCCACACATCACGTCAGGCATTTGGTTCCGTCCCTATCGGACGATACTGGCGGCGTGAGCAGCGCGCGCTCCGCGATCTTGCGGGCCTGGCCGATCGAGGTCGCGTCGTCGCGCACGTAGAGGAGAGCGAGGAGCGCGACCTTCAGGCGGTGAGCCTCCTGCTCGCGCCGCCGGGCTGACCGCTCGGTGGCGGTCATCGGGGCCTCGCCTATGCGGCGGCGAGGCATCAGCCCCGCGCGCCTAGCGTCAGGTTCCACCGCCCTAGCACCGCCTCGGCCGTGTGCTGCCGGATATTTCCCAGCAGGAAGTCGTTGGCGCCCTCGGCCCCGTCAGGCAGCGCCTCAAGCGCCAGCGCCAGGTCGTGGTGGAACTCGTTGTTCATCGCCGCAAGCTGCGCAGCCGTGAAACCCTCGGTGTTGTCAGTCGTGAACTCGCTCATCTCACTCACTCCTATGGCTCGGCGGGGCGTCGCTCTCAGCGCACCCGCTGGTAGGCGTTGCCGGCACCGATGACACGAGCCACAAAAGCCCGGTCGTGCCCGGCTGCCTCCGCTGCGTCGGCATAGCCGCGCGCGACGTGGTAGGCGCCGGCAACCATTGATGCACGGTTGGCGTAGTGGCTCTGTGCCAGCGTCTGCTCGATCGTCCGGCCGCGCGCGAAGGCGGCACGGCCCTCCCCAGAAGCCGGGCCAGCCGAGGTCTGCGAAACAGGGGTAGGATTGGTCATCTCAGTCACTCCGTGTTTGGTGACTGGTATATGGCATATCGTGCGGCACGATACAAGGGGCAGAGAAAGGAAAAGTGCGGCACGCTCTAATTATTCCGTCCGTATATTCCCGATTGCGGACATAGCCTCCTGATCGTCCAGCCACGCATCAAACGCCGCGGTAGACGGGAACGGCCCGGCGACAGCGATGCCGTCGCGCACTGCCCACCATCGGATACCAGGGCCAAACATGAAGCCGTCGTAGCCGAGCGCCTGAAGCCGCCTGAGCATCCGCGCCTGCCACTCCCCAGGACCGTCCATTGGCCACTCCATCAAACGAGCGTTTGCTGGCCCTCTATTAGTCTGTAAATTCCGTGGCGCCATCAAGGGACGCACATGAGCGAAGCGAAAGAACCGCAGCCATTCCAGGTGGGCGATAAGGTCCGCGCTGTGCTGGTTGGCGGCCCTCCGTGGATCGATGACTGGCGTGACGTAGAGATGTGGGTGTCCGGCATCCGCTTCAGTGTGTCATCCGGCGGGTGGGATATCGATATCTCCGACAGGTGGCCACCGACGCGAGGCAGCATCACGGACGGATGGACTGATTTGGACCTTGCGAAAGACTGAACGCAAACCCCGGTTTATCCCACCGTCTCTGCCTGCCGCGCCAGTTCAGCGTAGTTCGCCTCTCGGGCAATGCGGCTATCCCGGTAGAACTGAAACGCGCGGTCGCCGAGGGCCTTGAGCGCCTCCCATTGATCCTCGGTCATCTGTACCGAGTGAACGTCGGAGCCTACCGGGGCGAGGATGATGGTATGGGCGGCGGGCTTCCAATAGCCGTCG